CTATCAAGTTCGCTGAAACGTTGTGCTACATTAAATTTACACCAAGCAGACTTTCCCTGCTTGTCATCTAGAAATAATTCATTTCTATCTAGCAAAGACCAACCTATAATAACCAATGTACTTTCTTTTTGTTTTGTGGTTAACTGTTTTACGTAGTCTGCGGTTGTTCTAACTATGCGAAAATTACTGCCTGCACCTTCGGCATCATTATGCATATTGGGTATATTTAATTCTTTGGCTATATGATAAGGCAAATTAAATTTGTTATAAATCTCTTTAAACGATGTGTGCGGCAAAGCAACGCCGTCTTTCTTTATATTCCACATCCCATCAAATTCAAAGCCATTTGCTTTTGAATAGTCAATAACATGTTGTTCTTCATGCAACATATATCCTTCCATCCAACTGCAACCATTGACATATAATGTGTCTATCATAATAACTTGTTGTTGTTGATATATTTAAATAATTCTTTGGCCCATAGAGTGTGTCCTTGTTCGCTGGGGTGCCAGCCGCTTAAAGGAACAGCCAATCTGTCTGTTATAAATGTTCTAAAACTATTCTTAGCTTGATCTTTGCAGTAGTAAGTAATATCACTAACAGTTTTCCAAGCATGGGTATGGCTCGACATCTTAGTAATTCGTTTGTCATTAACTGAATAATCATAACCATCCGGGGGCATTTGTCTAAGTTCTTCCGAGATGTTAACATCTTTATCTATAGCATGACTGCAACCGCTGCCTTGTCCTTGATAAAATGCATTAAACATCAAGTGTTTAATTTTGTGTTCTGTGCAAAAGTTTTGAAATCTAAGCACAGTGTCTACGAACCTAGGTATGTATTCTTCTTTGTTCCAAAAGTAAGTTACGTACAATTCCCAAAACTTCTTTTGTGCAGTAGTGTCGTGCCATTCTAAGCTGGGCCAAATAATATGTTTATGGTTTCTGTCTATATCTTTGTACCAAAAGCGAGCACGTTCGGGACTGGACCATCCTACAATTACAAACAAATTGTCAGTGCCAATGCCTGTGTTAATATAGTTTTCTGTAATGTATTCTATTGTTCTGTTGCAGATACTTTGATTGTCATCAGCTGGCCAAGCTAGATTAACCGAATCAGCGTCAAGCATGGCAGCTAATTTAGTGGGAAATATTCTAGGAATTCTATAATGATCATTTTCTTTTAGATGGTCATAGTTTCCAACATGAACATGTTGTGGATAATTTTTAGCCAGTTCGGGGTCGACAATTTCGCTGCCAAAGACCCAACTGTCTCCGTTACATATTAATTGTAATTTCATAGTAGTGTAGATTTATGATTTTTAAGCCAAAACTCTTGATGATATTGCCAGCTGTCCATTACTGGTCTGGACAAATCAGAGCTATGTCTAACTATTGCACAGTGCGTATGATAATTAGGATTGTGTTTTATGTTTGAATTGCCGAAACTACGCCCCAGTATAATATTCGGCCCGCCAATGTCGTCATTGCACATTATAAAATTATCTAGTGCATAAACTCTGGCTGTGTCTGCTAGCAACATTTCCATGGCTAGATTATCTCCGCCTAGGAAAACATCACTAGGTCCTAGGCGCCAGTTTTCCCATTTCCATCTAAACATATCTCCTAGCGTAGTAACGGCCATTGGCGGAAAGCCGGGCCCTTCTAATATCATTCTAAAAGAATCAATAGTAGGTCCAGTTATGCCATCGTACCTATGCGTAAAGCAATAATCGTATAACTGTCCTGTTTCTATTTCGTATTCGCGTTTTAGCCGCATAGCAGAAGTCAAGCTATAAAACATTGCACAATAACCGTTTCGAACTCCGGGTCCTATAATAGGCTGTTCCTCGTCGTGTGTTAGTATTTGATATTTCTTGGGTTGATAAACATCAATGAGCTGATTAATAAAGTCCTGTGATACTCGTTTCACTGGATCCATGTTAGGATTCCAGTCCGGATCTCCAATAGTATTAATGTAGATATTGTAGTCTTTGATGTGCAAAAAATAATCTACTTCTACATCGCAGGGTTCTTTTGATACAAACTCCGGGTGCATGTCGTAGTTTTGCTTGTATTGATTTATTTCAATACCAGAAGGAACTCTAAACCATTCTTTGATCCAAGGCGCACAATATAAAGCAGTTCTAGGTTGTCCGTACAAACAAACTGCTATTCTTACTTTTTTATAACTCACTTCTTACGCCCCTTACTTTAATTGTTTGCATATTAAGCCACATCGGAAAAACAAATTTATCAGGATCGTCGACAGTATCGACAAAATGCCAAATCTTAAAAGTAGAATCGGAAACTATTTTTAGAAAGTGCCACAAGTTAACTATTTTAAAAAATGTAGGTAAACTAGACACAAAAATCAAATAGTTAACTTTTAACCAACGAGGTTCTATAATTTGCGTATAAACAAAATCATTTTCTATACAAAAGTCTTTTTTCTTTTGTACTTTAAAGTCTTTGATGCAAGTATCATAACTAATGACCATGTCATAAAAGTTTTTTGTTAAGTTTCTATGCATTTGTTGAGAATTAATATAAGATCTATACATTCTCTTGAACAATGGTTTGATTCGTTGTGTAATTCCAGAATTAGTTCCGTTTTGAATGTTGTTAAACATCGCTTCTTCGTTAGTAAGCACAGAAGAAATTACAGTTGAATTTTCAAATGCTGGTCCGTTGTAAACTTCTTTAACATCTGCATGGCAAACAAAATAGTCAATTTGTATATTGCCATTTGCAAGTTCTTGCTCATAGGCTTGTCTGCTCGAGAATAGAAAGTTAATCACATTGTTGTGTGCTTCTTCCATATTAATTTCAGTGACAATATTTACGGCGATTTTTTTCATTACATGTCCCAAAGGCTTTTTGTTGTACTAGGAGGTTTGTATTCGTTGCTTCCTGGGTTAGGATTGCTGTGTTTACTTATCCAGCCTTCTTTTTCTGCTTTTACAATTAATTCTTCTACGTGCTTCCATCCTTTTGTACTGTCGCCGTCAATGAGCTTTTGCCGTGCATTTAAATCTGTGTCTGGTATACTGTTATACCATTCTGCAAGTTCAGGAAAAGTTTTAACAAAGTTTTTCTTTCTACGCACATCGTATTCTTTGTAAAAAGATTTAAAGTCTCGTTGTCTAGATTCTAAACTGCTGGTTCCATAGTGACCTACTTCTACTTCATCAATGTAAGCAATAGTTCTAAGTATGCCTTGCCGTTCGTGTTCATGGATTAAGTCACCTACTAAGTGTTCTTTACTGGCCAACCAAGCAGATATTTTAGCACTTTGTTGTTTGCGTATTTCTTGTGGCAGTGTAACAATGCTCATAAAGCTAGGAAAGCGTAACAGGTTAAAACTCATTACTGCTGTTTGTCTGCCTAGCTTGTCCCAGTACTTTGTTCTTAGTTCTAACATCTTATCCATGAATTCAGTTAAACTAAACAAACTCAAACTGTTAAGAGTCATCATAACATGCAAGCCTTTTAAGTTGCCATGCTCTAACATATACTCCATGTTTGACATCCAGGTGTCCCAGTTCAATCCGTCTCGAATATATTCTGCATGACTGCCCACGCTTTCGTTGCTGGTATACAATTGGAAGTCTTGCATCTTATGACTAACTTCTGCCAGACGTTTAATCAGTTGAGGTTTAGCACCTAAGTTGCTGTTAACTGCTAGACTAACCTTACACTCTGGGTGACGGTCCCACCAATCCATTAACCGCCAAAAGTCTTGACTCATAGTAGCTTCGCCGCCAGTAATGCGAAGTTCGTTTAAACTATGTTGCAAATCATTTGACCACCATTCCATGAATGCCCGAACATAAGGATTACCTTCGTTTTTAACTCCGTAAGGTTGTGCCCAAGAACCATCTTGGTGATAAGCACCTGCGCCGTCGCTGACCAAGTTTTGGTATGGACCATTTGTTTTAATATCTTCCATCCACTTTGTACTAAAGCTAGGATTGCAATAGCTACAAGCAAAGTTGCAGTTAGCATCAAACGCAATTTCTAAAGTTTTCAAATCAACATCGCCTGTGGCTCCGTGCACCGTGGCAGCTTGTTCAAGTTCTTTATCTGTATAGATATTGCTTTTATAAACTCTATCACTGATCTTTTCAGGACCCAAGTCTTCTACTTTCCAGCAGTATTCACATTCAGTGGGACGTTCACCGACAAGCATTTGTTTTCGTACAAGTTTCTTATATTCTGTGTTGTGTAATGCTTTGTAACTGCGACTGATTTCTTCCAATGGAATTTTGTGTGCAGGAGGGTGATGGCAACTTGCTGTTGTTCCGCTACCCAACCACACTGTAGCATTGTACCATTTAGCGCCGCAGAAGCTAGGACTTATTTTATTAAGTACTTGATCTTTATATTCTACGTATGTTCTTTTCATCTGTTCCACAAACTCTTTCTGCTAGAGTATAACTCGTTGCAATGATTCCAATATTCTTTTATTTCAGGAAAGGTTTCTAGTATGTTAGTGCCTTTACGTTTATCGTATTCTTTAAAAAATTCATAGAAAGTGGCTCGCAATTCAATGGTACGTTCTGTGCTATTATCATTCTTACTGTATTCAATTAATCTATTTAATTGATCAAGTTCTTCTAGATAAAATCTGCCTGCTTTACTAGGACTGTTACCTCTCATATGCGATTTGACGTAATCGGATATTTCTTGAAAATATTTCTTTTTAAAAATCTCTGGCATAATTTTAATTGTTTGTTGTTCGGGCCAACGTAAATATGCAATCATAATCGGTATCCTATTATGCGAGTCATTTTCATTATACTTGACACGCAGATCCCATATATCGTTTAAAAAATCTTTAAAACTGAATAAACTCAAACCATTAAATGTTACCATAACATGCAAGTCTACTTTTGTTTCGGTAAGTAATTTATTGCAGTTACTCAACCATTTGTTATAGTCCATGCCAAAGCGAATATAATCTGCTTGTTTACCATATGCTTCTGCACTGGTAAAGATTGTTAAATCTTTGAGTTTACCATCTAATAATTTAATTTTTTCGATTAATTTGTCCAGCAACTCATCCGGTGGTTGCATGTTAGTATTAATAGCAATGCTAAGATCTGGTCTTGGGTTTTCGATAATGTAATCTAATACCTTCCAAGTATTTTTACTTAATAAAGGTTCTCCGCCGGTGATGCGAAATACCTTTAGCTTAGGATAAAGATCGGGCCACCATTTCCAAAATGCATCGACATATGGATTTTCTTCCCTAATAGGAATTGGCAACTTGCCTACTTTTTCGATGTAACGCAGATCTCCTTGGCCGGTCGGGTATGCACCAAAGCGTTCGACTTCTTCCATCCATTTACTACTAACATCAGGTGTGCAATACATACATTTAAAGTTGCAAGTGTTTTCAAAACTAACTTCCAAGTAAGTAGGGATGATGTTGCCGTGACTTCCAGCATCTACAATAGAATTTACATGAGGTGTGCTCCAAATATAATCAGTGCTCTTATATGTCCTGTCGCTAAAATGATCGCCTTCTAAATCTTCTACATTCCAGCAGTATTCGCACTCAGGAGGACGCTGGCCTTTTAGCATCATCGCACGTTGATTCTTCTTATGATTTGTATTATGAATAGCAGTGGGATTGGATAAAATTTCTTCTAATGGAATCTTATGTTGCACAGGATGGTGACAACTATGTGTTTGTCCAGTTTGCAAGTTCGTTGTGCTTTGTAACCATTTAGCGGTGCAAAAAGATTTGCTCTCGAAATGTTCTTCGAGGTTATCCATTGTTTCGCGCATATATTCTAGAAACTTAAAGTTTCTAGTTTTTTGTAATGAACCTTTGGATTCAGAGTCTTGCTGGTCTTTTGTTTTATTTTCTTCTTGCATATTAATTAATAGAGTTATCTACTTGATTTTCTTTAACCAAAGCGCCCAGTCTAGGAGGATTAATCCAACTTTCTTTAAACATTTTGCTACCATTTATATCTAATTCTGCAACTTCCAAACCTAGCTTAATTCTTAATGCTTCTCCTAGCTTAAAAATTTCGTCTTGCAATTTTTTCTTATCATATTGCCAACCTGTTGCCAAACACTTTTCGTTGCCGCCGGCAAACTGAGGCTGCACTGCTGTTTTCCAAAAGTTATCGTGCCATTCAAAATCCCTAACTAAAGTAAAATCAAATTCATCTCTAGCTAGGTTAGTCATGTAACAACCCAGTCTTGTTCCGTACATTGCCCATAAACCGTTTTCTACATCTGCACCGACACTGGCCCAGACTAACAGTCGTTTATAGTTCCTGTCGTGTACTCGTTGTTTTAACAGTCTAGGATCAACTGTTACACCACCTTCCAGTGCTAGTTTAACACCTTCTCTAAAACCTGCTCTATATGCTTGGTATGCGCTGGAGTTATTATGCACATCACTGTAGATGTTATTCATTTGATGATAATAAATGTCCCAACAAAAATCTACCTGTGCTTTTGGATCATCTGCGGCTTCGTGTGTTCGCATTTGTTCAACAACGTGCTTAGGCCAAAGTTTAACTCCGCCATTGCCATAGACCAAGCCATTGACAACATTCTTACCTGCCCAAGATATAACATCGTGTTTGGTTACTTTACTCATATCTAGTTCAACAGTAAAAAAGTCATCACGTACTATATTATCAGCGTCCACTGTGATAAATCTATCTGTTTCTGCGGCGTTGGCTGCGGCTTTGTGCGCGGCATCAAAGCCTTTTACTCCATGTACTCTTTTTGCCCAAGGTGCTTTGTTGCACAAGTCGGCATAATTTTTATCTGCGTTCGGTTCATCGTAGCTTAAAAATACAATATCAAAGCTGTTGATAGGTGTTAGCATTTTCTTCCTCTGTATGTAAATGAAAATAGTTACAAAGTAATTTAACTTCTTTTTCAGTTTTTAATTCAATATCAAACTGATTATAATTATTAAGCAGTTCACTTTTTAATTTAATAGATCCTATCATCTTAGCAGGATCGTTTTTTTGGTACAAGAATAATTCAATGTTATTACTCAGTCTATACGAATTAATATCTTTAATATTACTTTGTAATTTTAACACATTTCCCTGTTGTTTGTAAACCAAGTTAGGTTTAAAACTAAAATTATTTGTCGACGGTAGTTCATTGGTAGTTTCGTAACCCACTGATATTAATTGGTTATCATTATAATAAACAAAGCCAATTTCTTTTAATCGATCAATGTTATCCGGCAACCAAGGGCACTTATATGTTAGCTCGTGCGCTTCAAAAAGTTTTTTTGAATTAATTGTAAACTTACCAAACAAGCGTGACCTTTCATTTTTATCTATACAGTATATTTCTATGTATTCTGGAAGTTCTTCCAGGTCCTGCTCTGTTATTTTTTCAATAGTAAAGTTTTGTTTAAAAATCTCACTGCTGAATGTAATATGTATATTCTTAGATATTACATCACAAACTAAGTGAATATACGAACGTTCTTCTTTGGTTGCAAATACAAAATCGAACTCGCCTTTTCGTCGAGATTTATTAAACAACAGCTCAAACTTACCGTTATCTGTATTTTTCTTAACTTTGAGTTTAGACAACGGTATTTTGTTTTCAAACAACTTAGTCGTTAACTGAGAAGGTTCTATTGTAATTATTAAACTTCGTCGAGTAGAAGTTGTTATTTTAGTCGGAGATATTGCCGTAATGTTATATGTCAGCCTGTCATATTCTACATAAACACACTGAGGTTTATTTGTTTCTCGCTTTTTAAGTACACGAGGTTGGATGTCAAATTCTTCAACATCTTCTTCGTTGTCATCTAAAAACTCATCAAATATATCGTCAGTCATGCGTTTTTAAATTTGCCAGTGTTTCTTCAGTTAGCCAGCCGCTTGACTCGTATTTAACTAAACCTTGCTGTACAAAGTTTTCAATTTTTAAAACGCCTTCATCGTTAACCCAATATGTTAAAAACTCGCTCCAACGTTTTGTCCAGTTATTATTGATAAAATTGTTTTCTTGCTTAGACAAGTCGATGCAATTTATAAAATCGTAGGTAGAAATTTTTGATGTTGTTATTAACTGTAGCAATGACAATATCCATGTAGGCCAAATGTATTTTGGAAACGTCGGCATTTCGTGATCTTTGCCCGCAAAGAATTCAATGTATTGATCTTGGTTATAATTAGCGCACAGTACTGTTGCAAGTCCGAATATATAATCGCATTCTTTTTCTTTATTAAAAAATATTGCGTTAGGTACACTACTAATACCAAAGCTCTTTAACTCTGTACTCGAGTTAGGATATAATGCAGGATCTATTATTTGCCCGCTAAATGAGTAGCGATTCTTTGGAATTACAATAGGATCTAGCCCTCGTAGGTTTTCCCAAACGCTGGTATCGAACATAGTTAACAATTGATCTGGTAACAAGCCAATAGTTTTAGCATAAGGACTCATTAACAGTGATTTAAAATAAAGCAAAGTTGGATTATTTTCTTTTAAAACTAAAACTTTGTCAGCTTCTATAAATCTAACATTAACATCATTTACAATAACGCTGACAGGTCGTGTCGGATCAATTCTTTTAATGCTAGTAATTAAAAGATCAACTTCTACATGATTTTCTTCTGTACCATTGATTATCAAGTAGCCTTCACTCATAGATCAAATCCTTAATTTTATCATAGTGTCTTAAAATAGCCAGCTTGTTCATAACGTGAACATTTTCTTTTGTTATTCTACTGCAAATATTTTTCCATAGTTCTTTAGGATCAGGACAAAGCAACACATAGTCATTTAATTCTTTGATTTCTACTATGTCGTCGATTTGTTCACTGAAACGCATTACTTTACCTGGCAGTTCGCAGACTGTGTTTCCTGTACTGTGTCCATTTAATATATGCGCGGCAATGCTGGCTGCATAGTCTGTTCTAAACAATACGCCTGGAAACTTATACAACCATTTATAGTAATGATAGTTTTCTTTTACATGTTCCCAAATTCCAAAAAACAATCTAGCAACTTCGCTGTCTGCTCGCCAATATACTACTGTACTCCACCACATGTCAATACCTTCTGGATGTAGCTTTTGTTCCCATATACGTGGTTTGTAATTTCTAACACTGACTGCACTTTTGTACATGGCAAGTTCGTAGTCTGTATCAAAGACAGCATCTAAAGTATTGTTTCCGACAATGTAATCAACGTCTATCATTAAAGTTTGTTTATACGGACTTTTTTGAAAAATACTGTGCTTATTTTTGTTATTGAACTGTGTTGTAAATTCAGTCCATGGACTGTCTCTATGCATACGAGTGTTTCGCTCGTGTTCTATATCTTCTACGATGATATGATCAAATGTAACTGCCATTTGCTCAGGAGTTAATTCTTTAATAAGAGCATCCAAGGTATTTTTGTCAGTGAGCAAGGTAACATGATTATTTTTCATGTGTAGTTTTACATTGGCAGCGGCTACAACTGCTAGTTTTTCATAGTCAATTTTACCATTGTTGTATGCAATTAGCAAAACGCCTTTATCAAACTTAGACATTTAATCCAACCAATCCTTTTGTGTCACGTTGTTTTCTTATTAGTTCATAACTATTATAATACTCATTGAGTGCTTCTGTGTATGCACTAAAAAGTTTGGTATGGAAATCTTCCAAAGTTTTAATTAAAATGGGATTGTCATTGTCATCGATAAAAACAAATTGCTCAACATTTTTGTCGAGTAAGTGTTTAACAAAGTTAATTAATTCTAAAGTTGCAGTGAACATGGAATTTGAATAACCAATGGTTAACATGGTGTTCATTCTATGTTTCAAGTTTTGTTTTTGATTGTTTAAAGTAAGGCGGTAGTTACTAAACTCTAACGCTTCTTTGAGCTTGTCGTCCATATTGGCTCCATTAAATGCTATTATAATATATTTATATTAGCAAAATGAAATATTTCAAGGAGCCGATACTGAGCCAGAGAAAGTTGGTTGTGTAATCGAAAATGTTGCTTCACCGCTGGACTTGGTAGTAGCTTTGTTACTTTCGATGTATAAAGTATGAGTGCCATTAACTGAACTAGGGTCAGCAGTGTGTAATACTACACGAAGGACCACTCTAACGGGACCAATGGTATAATTGCTGTTAGTTGCAACAACCGAACCATAAACTTTGATATTGCGGTTACTTGTGCCATAACCATATCCGTAACCATAGCCGTAACTGTTGCCGCCGCCGTTGCCATAACCATAGCCATAGCCATAGCCGTAGCTGCCGCCACCGCCTGTACTGTTGCATGTTAATAACAGTTGTTCGGTTGAGTTTAGATCTCGAAAACCTTTATTTTCACTGATAACGTTAGCTGTTGTAGATGTTGTATTAGTTAATTTTAAACTTACAACACCAAATCTAGAATATAAAGATTGCCATAATCCGGAGGTTCCTGAACCGGTGCCACTAAGACTTAAATTGATAGCACTGTTGCTATTAAAGAAATAGCGTGCTTTATCGTAGTTGTCAAACTCTAAAGTAACTGTATATGTTAAGTTCGAATTCCATTCAGTACTTCTAGGAATAGAACCTAGAGTAGAAAGCTCTCGCTGACCTGTAGCTGAAGAATTATGATTAACATCAACATCTGCGGCTACAGTTTCAATATCATTCCAAATAGAAGCTGTAATTTTTTGTCCTATGATAACTCTGTCTAAAACATAAACACTGCCAGTATGTTCTGCACCAAGGTTGATTCTATCAATTAGCTGATTAACTAACCTTGCTGAGATTTTTTCTCCTACAGGAACACTTGATGCAGCAGAGTTACCCCATCCATAACCTTGTCTAATTTTATCGTCAAGAACTGTCCTTGGAATACTCCCAGGATAAATGTCGGCAAAAACTTTATTGGTACTATTAACCAACACGTTATAGTCACTGGCCGTTATTTTTTGCCCTTTTATTGCCAATTTATCTTACTCCGACTGCTACTTCTACTGCGCCTATTCCGTCACTAGTTTTGTCATTTAAAGCTCTGCCAATAATGTTTATAGGATTATATTCATTTGTTGCCATGCCTACGCCTTGAACGTCACTGGCTACAATACGTTGACCTTTACGAACAGGACCAGTAACTAAGCAAGGAACACGACCTTTAAGGGCAACAGGATAAGCGTTTTCTGCCAGTTTCATTTTACTGTTTAACAAAAAGCCAGGAGCTGTTGAAATAATACCAAATACTTCTTCGTCGAATGCTTTAATTGTTTTAGTAATTTCTTGCTCACCGCCTAGGCGTACAATGTTACCAGGAACTAATTCAACATCGCTTTTATATATCTCCGCCATGTCAGCGAATTCTGCTTCCATGGCGCGGCCGCGAATCTTAAAGTTACCGTAATCGCTGGCAGATGTAGGATCACCATCGTTCATGTTAATACCGCAGCCAATAGTTGGAAATATTCCTGCAAGTCCTGTATCTTCATGCGGAGTGTAAGTACCAGAATCACTGCTAATGATAGCAACCACTACGCTGTTTACAACAATTTTAATACCGTGATGAAATTGCCCTGCAATATCTTTAATCAATGCTATATTAAAACCGTCTATCGGGCTTCCGATTAAGTCGCTGCCGCCAATAGGATTCCATTTAACACCGTCATATACACTAATTACACGCGAATCGCTGTTCCACCAAAATTGTCCAGTAATAGGATTTGTAGGTTCTACTGGATTACTAAAATTTTCTAGCATCTGTACTAGGTTTTCTGCCATGATTTCTCCATATGCAGAATAATTTTTACCTAGCAACTTGATAGGAGTAGTAGTATCTACTGTTCTATCTGCAACGATTGTTAATCGTGTGCCGTCTGTTTTTGTAATATCGTAAGCCATTCTTCGAAATTCCTTTATTCTATTATTTACCTATTTTAATTTACTCTGATTCGTAAAGTATAGATAATTTGTATAACTCTATTTGCAGATTTCTGCACTGGATCAAATACAATATGACTCAACAAATATCCGGTATTTTTACCAGCAGATCCTTTGCTTTTTAAACCCAACTCGTTAAAAATATAATCTCCGTTGTTTTCAACGGGACTAGTAATTAAAATATTTTCACTACTAGAATTTGGTTCGTTTTCTTCTAATGTACAGGTAACTACTAAATCAGTGTAATTTAAACCGCTGGTATGAGTTACAACAATATTATTGTTGGTAGGATTATAATTGTTTGTTATGTCATTAGAATCAACTATTTTAAAATATGTAGGATTATACAATCCTGCTTCAGTGCCGGTTGCTAAATTATCAGTTACGTCATTATAGGTAATATTGCCAGTTTCATCTATGATCAAACCAGCATTGCCTAAATGCATTTCATAGATATGACTGTCATTATTACCTTGGAGCATGGTAGCGATAATCAAAGGCATAGTTTCAGGATTAATAGCATTACGCTTATTGACAAGGATTTCTTGAGTTTTTGGATCCCAAATCTTTACATGTCCTTCTATATTAATATTTGTCGATTCTATCATGTTGTTTCCTGTTTATTATATTTAACTAAATTTTTAACTACTCAGTTAAAAATAATCGTATCTCCCGCTGATTCTCCGCCAAAACCGATAGTAATTGCAGTGTCGTCAATGTATAAGGTTTCTTCCATAGACAATATTGTATTTTCAATTAACTGTTTAGTTACCGTCGAACTTCTGATTTTGTCTCGATAACTCTTAACACTTGAGTAGAAACTAGTTAATACTGTAACGTTGTCTCGTTGTAGCGTATTTGTTCTATTCAATGTTGAACCAATTAAATTAATAGGCTCTATTGTACTAGATTTTTGTAGCCAGTCTACATTAACTTGTTCACTTAATATGTATCTAAACATGGCACATGTAAGTTTAGAATAACTTGTTTCGTATTCATTAACAAAGATATTATTTCTTAATGCTTCCATGATTGCGTAAAATACGTTACATAAATCGTAGTCCCACGGTATAGTAACTTGTTCCCACTTATTATGGCTCCAGGTACCTTTTGGATCGAACAACTCGTCGCTTAGTTTAATTGCACCTTTACCATTAGTGACATCTGCTGCTCTATAAACTAATTTATAGCCGCCGTTGCTGTCTTTTTCATAGATGGTGTTATCGCTCTTTACTTTGATATAAGAATTAGTTGTTACATTAACTGAATAAATTTCAGTTAATGTTTGAACCGTAGCCGAAATTGCTTTAGTACTACTGTAATCTACACTTTGATAATCAGTGAAGGTCCAGAATTTTGTTAAATCTATAACATCACCAAATACCTCATAAGCTGTTTGGTTTATAATGTCTCCCCAATTAGACAACGAACTAATATCAATGTTAGCTAATAATTGATTTGCTTTTTTAACAAAGTTTCGTCTTGCTTCGTAGATGTCTTTGAACCAACTTTGAGGATTTGGACGAACTTCATTGCCCAACTGAGAATATCTATGCAAGTTAACTTGGTCAGGAACGTGTTTGGTTGTATCGAATCTAAATTTTGTCTCAGACACTTCTTCAACATTTATTAACAATTGCCAACTGTTTTGATCAAACGTGCCTGTTGTAGTATTTTTACAAACATAAAAATTGTTGTTATATTTTACAAAAACATCTTGATTATAAGTTACATCGTTTGAGTAAACTGTATAATCGCTGGTTTTTTTATAATGAATGCCACCGGCAATACTATCACGGAAACGTGTGTGTAACCATTGTGGTATAGTTTCTGTGGTATTTGCTTCGGATACAAATAACCACTGTTGATGTTTTTCTTCGCCTTTGTTCTTTTTCTTGATTTGAACTACTGTGCTAGAACTTGTTAACAAATGATCGATGCCTTTTAACATAATACTGTTATTAGTGATAGGAGCCCACCAAGGCAACTTAGCAAGACTAGGATTTAATAAAATCTTGCTTAGTTGGCTGGTAGCATAAGTTCTAACATTTTTACTTTCTGTGCTAATTGTTTGTTTATTCTTAACCCAGAAATAATACACTGTATAAAGTTTGCCACTTACATAGTCTTGTTCTTCTACCCAGTGATAATTGTCTTTACCAGAAATAACGTCAACATAGGCTTGTCCGCTGGCAACTTGGTCAAAGGCTTTGCCACCGGTTTCAACTAATTTATTCCATTGTGTTGGATGCACTGGACTCTTAGTCCATTCGTAGATATCAGGTAAAGCACCGTCAACAGTAGTTCCCCAATATCTCGCACGTGATATAGCATCACCACTTTCATAATCACTGAATTGGCAAGTGCTAGTGTTCCACCAGCGACGGCCAACATATTCTTCATACCATCCTTGACTAGCATATACACTCTTAAACTCGTCAGTTGTTCTATTATATCTAGCAGGGTCAACTCGACTCATTACATCTATGTCGTCTTTGAATACTTTTGGAAGATAAAGTTTTCTTGGATCAAATAATTCTAACTTAGCCAATACTTTGTTAGCATCATAGTCATAGATTATTAAATGCTCTATGTCGCTGAAATCTAGCGGCAACGAATCTGCTTTAACAACTGTTTTTGTAACTGTGTCTGTTTCTGTAATTTTGTAAACTTTATAATTACCAAAATCAAAACTAGTTTCGCCTACATTTGTTCCTAGACCATCATCGATGATTGCAATAGGATATGCCGCTTCGTACCCGCTAGGAGTATTAGACAATGTTGTATTCGTTGAACCTAAAATATTGCTTAAAGGATTATATTTTTTCTTCCAAGCATAGCCGTAAGTATCTGCATCTATGCCAGTTACTAGATTTAATTCGGAAATGTTTTTAAATCTAATTGGTTTGAATACAAATATTTTACCTGTTTTAATTGTTTCTGTAATTCTAGTATTGATATAGAATTTAAAATTATCTTCAACAGATTCGACTTTCCATATACCGTTGGCATCTGCATTTTTAGCACTGCCGTTGACAACTAATACATAGTCTCCTGCTTCTACTCTATGTTCAATGTTACAAGAAATTCTTGCTTGACTTGTATTTGCAGGACCTGTACAGATTTCGTAGATACCTACATTTCTGTCCACTGTTTGCAATACTTGCCATGTTCCCGGAGTAAACATACTAATACCAGAATTAGTTAAGTTAGGATTAGGTTTATTATAATTAGCAACAAAGATATTAGGCAACCATGGTTCGTCGATGGCAGTAAACTTATCACTGTTATTAATCCATGTATTTGGGCTAACAGTAGTCAATGCATAGTATAATCTTCCGTTATAACGAACCAATGTTTGTTTTTTATATGACGCTGTTTCGGAATATGCTTCTATGTTAGATAGCTCTGAGAAATTTCCGTACAAGCCAGGTAACTCTTCTAATGTTGCAACACTATAATTTGTATCTCCCGCGATAATAGGGCCGCTGGTTTTTAAATCAGTATAAGTTCTATTCAATGTACTAAAACTTAGATTTTTGCCTGCAGGCTTATAAACCCATTTTTGAGAATTATTAGTAATGTAATGAATATTAGTATTAGTTTGATCATCATTTTTATCGATAAAACTTATAACCTGAGGGTTTCTAGTAATATCGCTGGACGCTAGTTCAAATTCATAGTATTCTATATTTTTAGTATTACCAAATTCTCCAACGCGAACCATATATTCTTCTAACGGCTTAGTAATATCGCCGCTGGTTTGAGTTAAAGGCTCTAATCCAGTGAATACTTGATTTGTGCCTTTCATGTAGGTAATTGAATTTTTAAACAAGACTTCGCTGTCGTCCTGTAAGAATAACTGACGAAGTTCTGGATTTCTATTTAAACCAAACTGTGCTCGACTTGCGTCTAACAACGTACTGTCTACAATAACATTTTCTACGTCTAGTAGGTTTCTACCAACTTCAGCAAATGTGTCATAGTTAGGGATCAACGAATCATTGCTGACAACATAGCCTGGTACAAATAACTTACCTGTCCAGTCTTGACTCTTTTTGCCGCCTATAACAAAACTACGCTTAGTTGTGCTTTGATCAGGCAAGAAATAAATGTCGTTGAATACGCTAACAGAATCTAAGTGCAACACAGACTCATAGGTAGCAAAAGTCATCTTAATGCCATAAATTGGATTAGTTGTATTTTTAGACTTGATAATAATATTTTCGTCATTGCGCTCGACTAACAAATCTTTACTGAACAAAGGTTTATTTTTACGATCAACACACTGCCCAACGTTGTCGTTAGTACCTTCTAAGTTTTCTAACTGTCCGTTGACTTGTTTTAATACAATTCCGGAAGCCGCAGGATTTAAGTCAATGTAGTTTCCTGGTGCAAGAGTATCACTGCTCCAATAGATAAATTGGCTGGCACTTAATTGCCAGTTGCGTAAATCATAGGATTCGACTTCTTCAAATTTAAATCCTTGACTTTCTAAGTATTTTCCGTAACCAACAATAATATCGTAGATTTCTTGCTTACTTGTAAATTCTTGTCCGTACGTAACATCTGCAATTTCGCTGGTGTAAACATTTTTTTCTTTGACTGTTACAGAACCGATAACTTTTGCAGTTGTACTACTATTCACCGCAGGAACAAAATAACTAAAGTAACCTTGTTCGTTGGTAAAACCGTGAATAGAATAAGCTCTACCGTTCCATATTACTCTTAGTGCAGAGTAAAATATTTCTCTATCGGCATAGTGCTTAACTAATCTAACGGCATAATTTTCTTCAGGTACAAACAAAGTTTTACGTTGACTGGAAACACTAGTGCTTTCGATACGTATATTATTTTTGTTAGAGAATCCGTTTAGTAAAAACTCTTTATTAACTGTTAAATTGTTAAATTTGTCTATGACTGCTGATTTAAAATCTTTGTTGTTGAGCACACAGAATTCTACAAACAAACTTTCAATACCAGCGGTGTGATATGTAAAACCATCAACAACTTGTCTATGATATATGTGTTCAATATTGCCGTGTATCCAGAAATTAGTCGTTCTGTCTAGATTCAAACCCCACTCGTTTGTAATTGTTTGTCCCGGTACCCAATTTAAATTAACATATTTTGCCGGGCTGGCTAAGAATTTTAATTTTGCTTCTGCAGCCAATCCTCGCTGTGTATTTAAAAACACAGTTTCATAAGGACCTTGTTCACTGACTACCCAGTCTTGTTGATTAGTTTTAAAACTAGCGTCTAACCAAGATAACGCACTAGGAGGAAGTAAATTGCCATTGATGTCCACAGGAAAGTCCTCTGGGGCATCGACATTACTAACTCTGGCGAAGAACGGATTAATTTTAGGTGCATCTGGTGTGCTAACATTACCTGTGCGTAATGCACGTTCTAATGCAGATCGTTTATCTGTATCTGTCCAAGAGTAATAAGTATCCCACCATTGTGGTTTTAATGTATGCCCTAGCATTTCCCACGGATGGCTGTGCGGACGATCAGTGTCATACAAATACTTGTAAATTACTCTCCATGAACCTGTTACTGTAGTGGCATCGTCGCCTGAGCCAATTTGATATATTTTAGTAAAGTCATCTGTAATATCATAGGCAGCATTTGGCATTAAGAAAATATTATTTTCAACTAGCCAAGATAATACTTCACTGTTAACCACTGTTCTTATTTCAGACCATGTATATCGTCCTGATCTAAAATAACCAGGTTGATCGTTTAACAATTCGGCATTACTGTTATGTTCAATATCATAGGCAATGCTAGACCAAACTGCCTTTTCATATTCAAACAATAATTGTTCAACTGTGTTTGTAGGATAATTATCACCGTCAACGCCATCTTCTAAGTAATAGCGAGTACCGTCATGTCTGCACAAGAAATATTTGGTAATGCTATAACTTGTATCGGCATATATCTCCGGACGGTAAACAGGGCTTAGACCAATTTTTGCCAAACTAGCTGGAATCTTGGCATTAAATTCTTCGTTCCATTGTCTGATAGTCACTGCTGTATCTTGATAAGCAGAATCAAAAACTATGTCAGTATAATACCCGGAAGCAGATGTAAGTGTATAGTCAACGTCGCGTAATAATATTTTACCGTTGGCTACAATATGTAAAATAGTTTCTTGACCTGCTCTATGAGAAATTAAATTTAACGCAGGTGACAACGAAACAGATAATGTGTTATCAACTGTGACTGTTATTTCTGTGTAATCAATAGGATTACCCCAGCCTATCATATTACTGTGATACCAAAAATTTTCGTTATTGGTTTGATTTAAGTATATCTGTTTAATTGCTAGATTTAAAACATCTAAACTGGATAATACATCCGTGTTAGTTGAATTTATTACTTGATTTATTTCGTAACTTAACTTAGTTAAAAAATTATCGTAGTGTTTGCCTTGTTTAATAATAATTTCGCTGAAATCATAAGGCAAGTTAGTTGCAACTACTGCGGCTTTAGCCAATGGCGTATTGTGTTTTAATAACGTGCCGCCTCCTAAACTAGAATTAATTAAACTAGAATCGTTTTGTGTTTTTTCTTTAGGGCTAGAAGCGTTAGATGTTAAATTAACAGCATGTTGATACAATGCATAATAATTTATAGTATCTAATTTAGAGTTTAAAGGATTAGTAGTTAAACTCAATGGTGCAGTTCTACTCTTTGGTTTGCTTAATACAGTATCTAAACAAATTTTATCTCCGTATACTGCTTTTTGATTCAAAGTAGGAGTAGAAATTAACTGTTGATAATAACTCAATGATCCGTCTAAATTAGTTATGTCGTTGATGACAAAGTCATAGCCTTCAAATATTGGATTAGTTTTATCACGCAGATAAGCAAACTGCAAGAATCTCCACTTATTCAAAGGACGAATAATTGCCGATTTAGTAATTCCATTAACAGTCCAGAACAATCTAGTTTCGTCGACGTTTAGTATGTTATCTACATAACCAGAACCAGTGTTAATACTGTCTGTTAAGTCTAATTCAATGATACCATTGTTTGTTCCGTTATTAACACAATAAGGTTCTTCTAAAAGAACAGGTCTGCTAATATTATCAATTACTTCGGTTCTGTAAAATGTCAATGAATACTCTTCTGGCAAATCATGACAAATAATTTTAAATTTACTTCCAGATACCAATGGTATAATTTGTTCTAATGTGTGAAAACCTCGTTTGCTAGAAAATCTAACAAGCCCGTGACCTTCTACATTAAAATAGAATATTAATTTTTCTTTTTCATCATAGAATACATGTATAGTATCGAATCCACGGGCAGTTGGAATTATTTCGCCGAACCATTGATTTTCTGTATTATCGTCGTAGAGTAAATCTTGTGTTTGTTTTGTAATATCTAAACCGCGTCGAGGTTGATAAAAAGATATCGGTCGAGAATTGCCATATCCATAACCATATGGACCTTTTACAAACAATTCATCTCCGGTAGTTCCATTATTATATGAAAATGTTCTATCAACGTCTGTGGTAAATTTAATTTGATTAGGACTTACATTCAATGAATTATTTTCATTAATCAAATCAAAATCAATGCTACTAACCGTAACGTTTCTGTCTAATATATAATCATATACTGATCCTGGAGCAAAGTCTAATATAGTTGCACCTTTATAATTTATTTCATTGAATGTTTCTAAGTTAGTGCCGTTACTTGTATAAAATTCAAATTTAGGACATTGATTCTTAGTTGTTTTATTTTGTGCAAACTGCCATCTGTTATTTTTAAAAATAACTCTATAATATCTAACGTCAGAAAGAACATCTAACAATGCGCCGTCACCGTCGACTACAGAAGTAGTTAAAGTAAATTGTGCGCCAGTGTTTATGTTTGATACCGTGAATATACCTGAAGTTTCTTCAAAAACTACTTTTTCTCCGTTGGCCACTGTATGGCCATACAAATCTTTAATACCAATCTTGCCAACATAGTCGCTGACTGTTCCTTGTAAAATTGTAGAAATAGATGCTTTAACATTGTTAGGCCAATTATAAAGTTTTAAAAATCTATTAAATGTAATAATAGGACGTTTTGCTTTATTAGCTTCTGTTACAATTTCATCAACAGAAACATTTAAAAAATCTGCAACAATTTTAATTAAATTAATATGATACCAGTTATCAATTACTTGCCAATGATTTTGATTAACAGTATATTTGTCTATGGTAATATATTCTGGTTCAGAAGTTACAATTTGTGTGCTGTCTAAACCTTCACTGTCCCATTTAATCGATGGGCGATCTATCAAAGGATTTAATTTATCCCATGGACGTTTCTTTAAATAACTATTCGGAATCTTTTTATTTCTGTTGATACTTTGATTAAGATCGTCTATATTATTGCTAGTTGACGCTCTTAGTAGACCTATGCTTTCTCCTACACCTGTGACATAATATGCCTTAGGAATGTCAATGTTGGTTGTGACATATTCACTGTCAACATATCCAGTGAAGTATATAACCATACCGGTTTGCAGTGTTAGTTCTTTTCCTGTTATATCGTCAACTAATGTAGCAGTAGGTTTGCCAATTAAATCATCAACAATAGAAATTTTATTGCCGCCGCCGTCTGCTTGACTAAAATGTATTCGCATTGCTGGTAAATCATTGGCTACCCAATAATATGAATAATAGTTAGACAATCTTGCTGTTATAACAGGCAAATCTAATATATTGATGTCCTTGTCTAATTGTATACCATCTTTTAGCTCAAGTCCTTTAACTTTGAAATAATTTTCCAAGTCTAAATAACTAGATTTACCTAAATAAGAATCTGCAGAGTCGCGCATAACTAACATATTGTTAGCTTGACTTTCTCTGCGAACTTCGTTGTCTTCTACTTTAAAAAATTCTGTAACACCATTAGTTGCTGTACGTAGACCGAGAGTTTCTTTAAAGTTTAGTAATTGGCCTTTGCTAGTCATTAAGTCGAGACTGGAATCTAACATTTTCTTGTTAGGTTCCGTGGCAAATATCTGCGGTAAAAGATTTACGTTCTTAATCTTTTTAGCAGTTGCTTGTGCAGGCTTTTTTGTTTGTTTACTCATCTACTGATCCTAATATTAGTGTCTGTAATTTCATTGATAACAATAACATCGCCGACTCCTGCGACACTTGTTACAACTTCGTTTCTATCTGGTTGTATTTGGAATAATGTTCCGAATCTGCCCTCGGCGCTTAATGGAACAATAACAACACTGTTCAAATCCGATGTTAATGCTGAATGTATGTATGCTGCCAATTCAGTGAAGTAAAATATTTCACCAAAGCCAAAGTTACCTGGCGTAAAGAACGTGTCGATGGCGGCAATTACTTTAGTTTTAATTTCACTGTCTGTTAATTTGCTCTTAGGACTCTTAACAACTTTAAACTGTGCTTGGAACTGAGGATCTGCCAGTGTGCCAAACAAAGGTTTAAATTTAACAGGATGGAATATGATTTCATCCGTCATCATTTTGTATTGTGTTAGACTACTAAAGTTGTCTCGCAATTCTTCTCCCGTTTGAGGCAAAGGTGCAGGAATGTTTACATCATTTTTCTTTTTCCATGCAACATAATCGTCGTTATAAGACTTAGTTAAGATGTAAGAATCAATGATGTTAGTTAAACTAGGATTCAATGTTTGATCAACAGGTGTATTATGTTCCCATTTAAATGCTAGTTTCATTTTGCCACTAACAGTGTTTAAAATTTCTTCGGGCGTAGATAACTCTGCGGGTATTGTATAAGAAAAGTCGCCTTCGTTATAGTTAATCAAAGCTAGTTCGCTGGTGCCAACGATGTTTAAAAAATGCTCAGGATCGTCTGGTAAGAAATCATTGTCTAAATCTAATGGTGTAATTTTTACTTTACTGTTATCTGTGTAACCGTCGTCATAGACATAATATCCGCTGATGCGATATTTCTTGAGTACTTTTAATTTTCCAGAACTGTCTATTGTTACCAAACTGATGTAATCATTACTTACAGTTTTAAAGTTTGGGTTAAATGTTGCCGCAAAGTTAATATTGTAAAAGCGAATTAATTCTTCGCTGCCAAAAATATAATCTAATTGTCGACTTACTACAGTCCAGCCGGTAGTTTCTCTTTTAACATACAATAACCAGCTTCTGTCTCCTAGTTCGCCGGGTGTACTGTTGTAATCGGATTTTTCATCTATTACAGTTTGTTCGGCATCTATAACAGTCCATTTAGGAGTAGTGTTATCAAATCTCAATGCAAAAGAAACATTTGCATTTAATTTTTCTATAATTAATTCTCGAGTTAGTGTATCAAATACTCTGGAGAAAGGCGGAAGAATTTCGATCAAACGATCTGTTGTTGTTATAGATGAATTAATTTCAATAGGTCCGTGACCGTTTGACAATAAGCCAGTGTAAACTAAATCAATATTTTCTATACCAAGGCCGTCACCACGAATATCTGCAATCGTAATCCATTTTGTAGTACCGTTAGCGTGTTTAAATTTAGCTAATGCACCTGGACGCAAAGATCTTAGGCCGCCGCCTGTTGTAAAGCCAACTTTCATAGGATTCAAAGAACTTGACGATTCGGATATAAAACCATTACTAGAAGTTAGATCATTGTAAACATGTCTCCAACGATAATCTTGTACTTTGAATACTTGTGCGCCTGGACTATGACTTGCTCGTATTGTATTTTCTTGTGCTCGTAAAACACCAGTAAATGTATTTCCACTTATTCCCGTATATGTAAACAGCTCATTACCAATTTGTAGCATGCCGCCGTTGTTATCAAAATTGTCATACGGGTTATCTGAATTAATACTATTTGCTTCAATAGTAATAATAGTAGATGTAGCATCAATGTCTTGGCCTAGTGTTGTGTAATATATTGTCTTATCTAAATTAACGGGCGGGAAATACTTAGTACTATTTGATCCAGTAATGCCTTCTAAGTTTAATTTACCGTAATAAAAGTTCAGCAATCCTACATCCGATAATTGCTTTTCTATGTATTCATCGAGCAAGTCTTCTGTTCTGCGACTAGCATTATCTGCAACGTATGTATTTTTTGTAGATTCGCTTTTGTAAATGTATCCGTCGTCGCTGAATTCTACTAAAGGACGACTTTTTCCTGTAGGATCGCTTAGGTCAACATAACGACTATGTCCGCTGAATGTTCTGTTTTCAGATTTCATAATTAGTACATCGCTGTTCAATGTTGGCAAGAAACCGTTGTAATCGTCACCAGTGACCATTCTATTTTTGCTGTAAAATGCTTCTGGTGCATTACGTTTAATTTCATCAACAGTTTCAGCTGGCAAGCCAGTGATCATGTTATCTTGTAATTCCAACGTCAAAGTTAAAAGTTGTGTTTGATTATTAGCATTTGTATAGTTGATGTTAAATGTAACATTGTTAACATCTCCTGCTTTAACTCTAACAAAATTATCTTCTGCTAAACGATACCATACTTTAATTTGTCCAGTAGGTACGTTAGTAAATGAACCGTCGCCGAACTTGATACTGGTGATATCTGCGTCGCTGTAAACAACTTCATATAAATCTTTTTCACTGCCACTATATTCATTTAAAACAATATTAGAAAAATTTAAGTCGCTGACTTTTTTCCAAGTTTTTAATATTGCACCAGTATCGTCTATGGTTTGTACATAAAAATCTTCTTCGCTGATATTTCTCGATGCAGGAATATCAACGACTAAATTAGAAGTAGGACTGTATATTTTTTGAACTGTATTTACTAGAGAACCTTGTTTAATTAAACAGAAAAAACCTGTTTTAGAACTTCCAACGCCTTTGCCGTCATTTCTGTACATGATACTAAATGCACTGTCTAAATTAGGTTCTGCTTGAGTTAATATTCCGTTGCTATCGATGTCTATGGGCAATATATCAAAATTTAAATTGATACCGTCTACATTGCCATTAATAGAATAATGAGTAAGTAGTTCTGCGCCTAAGTTATTAAAATTATAAATTTCAAATAAATTTCCTGTATTACTGTTTATACTACGTTTTACAGGTGTACCAAATTGATTATTTGTATTGAAGGCAGCATTCATGACTTTCATGAAACGCTCGTAGTCTAACTCACTGGGATCTGCACCCCATTGAATTGTTTTATTAGATAAATTTACACCAGTACTATCTAGAATAGATTCAGTGGTGTTAATACTAACTACCTTCATAAAACCCTGTGCAGGGCGCACACGCTTGGGCTTATAACTTAGCATACGAGCAATACGTAGCACACTTTCACGCTTTTCTGCTGTGTCTAAAATATTTTCACGAGCATTTAAGTCCATACGGAATGCCAAGTTTTGTCCAACATAAGCTACCAAATCAACTAATGCAATGAATTCACTGTTTTGTGTGTAGTCATTAAATTCTTCTGGATAATTAGTTTGGACATAATCAATCATTGATTGACGCAATGTATCAAAGTCATAGCTACGGAATTCTGCGTTTTTGAAACTAGAATAGACTACTGTCCAGTCTTCTGCTCCGTATAAGTTTTCTTGTCTAATTGCCTTTGGCATGGGTTATCCTTTATCCAATTTCTCGTTCTGCGGTTAAGTTTCTATTAAATACCGCTACTAATTCTGTTGCTGTTGCTGTTGGTACATACTTTAAAACTATTGTTACTATGATAGTATGTTCGCTGTCGATAACATCTATGTTTATAACATCTAGTCTAGGGTCTTTACTTACTATTCGTACACAGTCTGTTTTGATTGCTGTTATTATTTCGTCTGTCAATGGATCGAATAATAGATCCCAAACGATGCTGCCAAACTGGGGACTCATCAAACGCTCACCTTTTCGAGTATAAAACTCGTTGAGTAAATCACGTTTTGCAAGCTCTACATCATAGAGCTTGAAGTTTCCCCATGTCTTATCAACAGTACTGTAACCTTTGAATTTTCTCATACATGTATTTATTATGAAATAATGTATGTAGATAACGAGTCGTTAAAAAAGGCTCCTGAGAGCCTTTTTGTTATCCTGTTGCCGCTATTGAATGATCATCATAGCCTAAATATTCAGCCCATGCAGGGTCTCGCATCTGATAAGGATTGTGTTGCTTAACAACTTTGACCATTTGCCAATAACTAGGTTCTTTGGGCTTGTTCATAGGCTCAATTGCTTTTGCACCTTTAAGCCAGTTACACGTACCACAGCAAGTAACCAAGTTACTCCATGAGCTACCACCGCCCTTACTTTTTGGAGTAACGTGGTCAAGTGTCAAGTCTTTGGCTTGGAACTGTTCTCCGCAGTATTGGCAAGTATAGTTGTCTCGCAAGTAAACCATTTTACGGTTAAACAATACTTTGTGCTTGGGTCTTACATAACGCTTAGTCATAATAATACTAGGCACATTAATTGCCAATTTTTGACTGTGAACTACCCAATCGTCATACTCTTTGACCACCGAAACTTTGTTTAGATAAACAAGTTTAATAGCATAAGTCCAGTCAATAACGCTGGGCGGCAGCATTGATAGCGGAGTGCCATCGCTGTTTAATAGTAGTACATCGCTCATAATTTTATTTAATCTTTTAAATCGGTTGACCCGCAAAAACAATTATACACTGTTAAATATATATTGTCAACTATGACAGTTTTTAGGAGACTGAAATGGACATCGACTCATTGGAACGCCACATCCGCACCGTGGACAATAGACACACTCAAATTGCAAGACAAATTGAACAAATTACAAGCCAAAAAAGTTGGGACGAATTTCAAGTAGAAACACTTAAAAAAGAAAAGCTCAAACTCAAAGACGAATTAACAGTTTTATACCGAAGACGGTATGATCTAATGAATGAACATCACTACGAATAATATGACACAACGAATATTGGTAATGGGATTACCTGGGGCGGGGAAAACATACCTCGCCCAACATATACTAGAACATTTACAAAACGAACGTAAAAGAGTTAAATGGTTGAATGCCGACGATGTACGTAAAAAGTATAACGATTGGGATTTTAGCACAGAAGGACGTATCCGTCAAAGTTTGCGTATGCGCGAACTAGCAGATGCTATGACAGACTGTGATTATGTTATCTGCGACTTTGTCGCGCCTTTGGTTGAAATGCGTAACAATTTTAAAGCAGATTGGACAGTTTGGGTTGATACTATCAGCAAAGGTCGATATGAAGATACTAATAAAGCATTTATTCCGCCCGAAGTCTACGACTTTAGAATCACAGAGCAAAATGCTCAAAAATGGGGAGAATTCATTGCCGCACATATTTTAGACAATCGTCGTAGACCTGTGTTTGATTGGCAAAAAGAAACTGTGCAAATGTTGGGACGTTGGCAACCTTGGCATGACGGACATCGTGCGCTATTTGAACGTGCTATTGCTAAAACGGGACAAGTTGTTATTCAAATCAGAGATTGTCAAGGTTGGCAGGGCAGTAACCCTTTTGAAATAGAAAAAGTTAAATCATTTATTCGACGTGATTTGGATATGCTATACCAAGGGCAATACGAAATACAAGTTGTTCCAAATATTGTTAATATTACCTATGGCAGGGATGTCGGCTACAAAATCGAACAAGAAACGTTTGATAAAAGTATAACTGATATCAGTGCTACTAGCATTAGAAAACAACTAGGACTTAAATAATAGATGTTTTTGGGTCACGTCGGCGATGTCGCTGTTAATTTTAATAAACCGTTACTGCAATTTCAAAAAAAGAAAACTCTTTTTAACAACAACGGTAGCTACAAACTAGCAAGCAATGTCTGCCCTCATCAGGGCAGTTTAATCTCGTCTGTGCCTTCAAACAAGTTTATTTGTCAGTACCATGGTTGGTCATGGAACAACAACGGGAAAGCCGTTAACGCTGGCTCTACAAGTCTTTGCAATAATTCTAACTTGTATATCAAAGATACGTATAGTATTAACAGTTTGTTATTTGATAAACAGTTAGATTTGACTGCTATCAGCAGTGTAGACTTGTCGCACATGATATTGATCGAACAGCGAATAGACACAGTAAACTCTGAATTTGGAAACATAGTTGACGTATTTTTAGATGTTGACCATATACCGATTGTGCATAATGGCATTTATGATGCAATTGGTATAGGAGGTGCCGCTGATGTAAACTGGAAATATTACGACTGGGGTAATATACAACTTGTCAATAAAAATATCCACGTTAGTGATGAGTTCCAGAAAACATTGTTAAACATAGAGGAAGAACGTGTGAGCGCATTTTGGTTAACAGTTTTTCCTTATACTATGATTGAATGGCAACCCGGAGCAATGTTTATCACGGTGTGTGTTCCTAAAAAAGACACCACGGATGTTGTTGTTTTAAAATATAAAGACACAAGGTACAACGAAACAAACTGGAAAATTAATTCTGAGTTATGGGAAACTGCTTGGAGTCAAGACAAGCATCAAGCAGAATCTATTGTTGCCAGATGTGTATCTTCAATACACTTAGAACAAAGTAAATTAGAGTTTAGAAAGTGGGTCGAAACGCATGGACTTGCTTAAAGATAATTACATGACTACTTCTGGTTGCGGTCCTACTTGGACTATAGATATTCAACCGCCGAAGAAAAAAGTTAAAAGTTTTTATGAGGAAGCAATGTATGCCGCAGAATACATTTATGCAAATAAACAAGGCAAGTTATATTTGCTTTACAGCGGCGGTATGGACAGCGAATATGTATTAAACTTATATCTAAGTGCAGGCATGGACGTAACTCCTGTTATAATTAAATTAAGTCCTGGGTACAACGATTATGACATCAAGTATGCTTTTGAATTCTGCGAAACTAAAGGCATTAAACCATTGGTAGTTGACATAGATTTTGATGACTTTGTAAAAAGTGGAAAATGTTTAGATATTGCAAATTCTATAGAATGCCCAAGTTACCATGTTAGTGCAACCATGCATGTTGCGGGCCAGTTAGACGGTACTGTTATACTAGGCAATGATCCTCCTTATCTTAAAAGTCGAGAAGGCGTTTGGTACTTAGAAGAACTACAAATTATTCATAGTATCTTGAGATACTTTAGACAAAATAAAGTTCACGGAACTCCTTACTTTTTGTCATATACTCCAGAAATGATGTTGTCTTGGATGCTAGAACCTACTATAGTCGACTTGGCAAATCATAGAACTCCTAGGTATAGGGATATGAACGAATGTAAGATATTTGCATTTAATAACAATCCTAAATTTACAATGAAAAATAGGATTAAGTACCATGGATACGAAAATTTACATAATTACGAAATTTACAATCACGAATCATTAAAGCCTTTGTATATTAACACTGGCGAACTATTTCTAAAAAGAGATGGTTGCTACTTTGAAAAATACCACGACTTTGTAAAAAGAATGTCAGTTAACCAATGAACAAAAAACTAGGATACTATACTTGCAATAACATAGAATTTTCTTCTAAGATAGAAGCGTGCATTTATGCAACTGCTACTAAACAGCCACTAAAATGGCATTTTAATAATGCAGAGTTTAACTCGTATAACTGGCAAGAAGAACCAGAACTAACTTTAGATCAACTGTATAATCAACGAGCAAGACAAATCAGAGATCAGTACGACTATGTTATAATAAGTTTCAGTGGTGGTGCCGACAGCAATAATATATTAGAAAGTTTTTTACGTCAAGGTTTATTTGTTGACGAGATTTTAGTTAACACTATGGAAAGCAGAGATAGATTAACTGTAGTAGATCCCAATGAAAAGTCAGCATGGAACGCAGGTGCAGAACATCGCTTGCAAACTATTCCTAGATTACAATATATAAAAGACAAAAGTCCAAATACTAAAATTAATGTTTTAGATATGAGTGGGCATGTATTCGAGTCCTTGGAAAAAGCAGACGATCCTAGTTGGATACTGCATAAAAGAGAAATGCTTAACATAGGCGCAGTGACTAGATATAATTATATCCACTTCAAAGAAGTTAAAAATCAGTTTGACAAAGATAAAAAAATTGCACTGGTTGTTGGAGTAGACAAGCCGCGCGGGCTTATTTTTAACAACGAGTTTAGCGTTGCTTTTGACGACAGGGCCGCTAATGTTGTAACGGCACAAGAACATTTAGACGAATACCCAAATGCCACAGTTGAAAACTTTTACTGGGCGCCTGAAAGTATTCCAATGCTCATTAAACAAGGGCATGTACTTAAAAAGTGGCTAGAAGCAAATCAGCAATACATTCCTTTATGGACCTTTGTTGACGCTGATTCTTATTCAACAAATTTTAGATTAGTACACGAACGATTGTTGAGAAGTATCATTTATACAACTTGGGATACTAATTGGTATCAAGCAGACAAATCTGTACTGGACTGGTTTAATGAATTTGATAATTGGTTTACGACCCAATATACTGATACTCGAGCATTTTCAATTTGGAAGTCTGGTATTGAACATGTATTAACAAATGCTAAAGATTATATTCGTTACAAAAACGGACAACCAAACGGACTTAGAATTTTTTCTTATAAATATTCTCTTGGTAAAATGAAAAATCTAACACTATGAAAAAATTAATATTTGCGTTATCTATGTTATTTGCGTCTGCGGTAAATTCTACAGAGCTGATTAAAATTTATTCTCCTTACAGTCCAGGGCATAGCGGAACACCTGCATTATTTAAAATTGTCGACGAAGCAAACTTTGCCCAAAACATTTATAAATTTGTTGTAGAATTTAAACCTGGCGGGAATCAACTTATTGCAGTTAAATCATTGGACGAAAATAGTTTGGCTATTATTGCCCCTGCTTTTGTAGAAAATGTACAAAGTGGAAAATTAAACGAAAAAGACTATGTTCCTGTACATGCGTTAGGTGATGCGTGTTGGGCTGTTATTACCAATAAACCATTAACAAATCAAAAGGAGTTTGTAGTCGGGGGAGTTGGCATAGGCAATGCCGCACACATAACTGCATTGGCGCTTGGAGAAAAGTATAAGTTCAACGTCAGATATATTGTATTTAAATCGAACAACGATGCACTGATTAACATGGCGGGTAATAATGGTATAGAGTTTGTCATAGAAAAATACGAATCATATGAATCATTAAAAACTAAAAATGCAAATTTACGTATGATTGCAGCCAGTTGCCCTAGCAGATTGCCGCAGGAACCTAATATTAAAACACTTAAAGAAATGGGAATCTCAGCCCCTTATATTTTTAATATCATAGTTTCACATAAAGATATGAACAGCGCCAGGCGTACTGCTATAGCTAAAATCTTAGATACTGCTTCCGAAAAAGTAGGAGAAGAAGATATTTTCAAGCTATCTGCAATGCGCCCTCCTTTATTTTCAGGTATTAGCACCGAAAAATTTTATTACGATTCTATTTCTTTAGTTAAAACTATGCAACACAAATACAGAAACAGTATTTTAGATAAATAAAATAAGAAATACCTTTTAGGAGAATTTATGTTTACTGTTATCGTTACTACAACAAGACCAAATACTGCAATTTCATGGTTTACAGAATCTACAGAAAATGCAGCCGATGCCGCAGTTTTAGCGTCCTATCAAAACGACGAATCCATTATTTCAATGAATACAACTTTTAGCGAAGACAATTTAACTAAAACGCTAGAGTTAGCATTCAATGATTATTCTTCTTATCAAGCGTGGGTTGGCAAAATTTTAGCCGCAAGTCCGATGGCATTAGTTAACAGAAACGAATATATTATTGCCAACGGTTCTACACTAAAAGTCGAAGAAATATATGAAAACGGCGATCGAATAGTTGAAAAACAATTATAATTGACACAAATTTAAATCTATGCTATAATACCTACTTGTCCACCACAAGTAGGTATTTTTATGAATGTAGCAAATTACATACGAAAGTATGCAAATACGGGTTCAAAAAAATTAGTTATACTTAATAAAGACAAAATTAATAGCACACACAAATGGGTAGAGTATGCATTAGACATAGTAGACATGTCTGCAATGTTAATGCAAACAAAAGACTTAAAAGAAAAGTATGCATTAATGGATGCTTTAGACAGCGCACAACGTAAAAAAGATTGGCATTTTCGCCAAAAAAACTTTCGTTTGCAAGATGCCATGCGTATATTTGAAGCCGCAAAAGACATTGCCAAAAATTAATTGACACAGTGTCTCTATGCTGTTATAATATAGCATAGAGATTTTTTTGGAGACACAATGTCTGACCCTTGCTACACCGTTATTCGAAGTTTAGAAGATCACAATCTTCGCACTAACAAAGAAGAAATCATCCTTGCCCAAGCCGAAGCAGGTAATCGAGAATTTTTCGAAGGATGTCGTCTTGCATTAGACAGCAAAATTACATTTGGTATTAAACAAGTTCCAGAACGCACAGGTCCAAATGGCGCTGGCGTTGATTGGGATAATTTTACTCTTATCCTTACCGGCTTTGTAAATCGTAGTTTAACCGGCAATCTTGCTCGCGACACAATTAACGAGTTGATGTCTAACTGCACTAATGCACAATGGAACGATTGGTATCGTCGTATTCTTATCAAAGACTTGCGCTGTGGTGTCAGCGAAAAAACAATTAATAAAGTAGTGGAGAAGAAATATGCTGATTTTGCTATTCCTGTTTTTGGTTGTCAGCTTGCTCACGATAGTGCTAACCATGAAAGCAAGGTCACAGGGGAAAAACTTATCGAAGTTAAACTCGACGGTGTTCGTGTTATCACTATTGTACACCCTGATGGTCGTGTGGATATGTTTAGTCGCAATGGCAAAGAGCTTGTTAACTTTCCTCACATAGCAGAACAGTTTAAGTCTATTACAGACACATTACTCGAACCATGGGTCTTCGATGGCGAGATTATGTCAAGTAGTTTTCAAGACTTAATGAAACAAGTGCATCGTAAAAGTGATGTGCAAGCAGAAGATGCTGTCTTACACTTATTTGATTGTATTCCTTTGGTACATTTCGAAAAAGGATTATGGAATGCTACACAAGAATTCCGTAGCAATCATTTAAAAGAGTTTATGGTTCATCATCAAGATTCATTGCCCAACGTTACAGTTGTAGGTCAAGAACTAGTAGATTTGGATTCTGAGGCAGGACAAAGTAAATACAAAGAGATTAATGCCCTAGCTATCGAAGGCGGCTATGAAGGCATTATGATTAAGGATCCTGGTGCTCCTTATGAATGCAAGCGAAGTCATGCTTGGTTAAAACTAAAGCCTTTTATTGAGGTAAGTTTGGAGGTACAAGGTGTCGAAGAAGGAACAGGACGTAACGAAGGACGATTGGGCGCACTCATCTGTGCAGGAGACGACGGAGGAAAGTATATTCAAGTCAATTGTGGTAGCGGGTTCTCTGATAATGACCGCATTCACTATTGGAATAATCGTAATTTACTACTTGGAGCAGTGGTTGAAGTAAGAGCAGATGCTATTACACAAAATCAAGACGGTACGTATAGTTTGCGATTTCCTCGCTTTCTACGATTCCGTGGATTTGAAGCAGGAGAAAAACTATGACAGATAAAAATACAATAGAGTATTTGCGAGAAATTAACAAGCACATGGACTACGTCATTATTGACTTAGGCGAAGGCCGTGTGAGAATTTCCAGTGAATCTCAGAAATTTGATTTTGAATTTGATACTATTGCAGAAGCAGTTAGTTTTGTCACTGATATTAATTAAAATGGCCAATGAAAGAATCGAAGATCTAATGTACAAAGCAGGTTTAACTGCTAGCGGATGCTGGGATAAAATGGATCATTATGATCAACAAGCCATTGAAAAATTTGCAGAGTTAATTGTCAAAGACTGTGCGTACTTAGTAGAAAACGAAGGTCGGTTTTTAAATTTTGCCAAAATGGCTGATAAAATTAGAACTTCTTTTGGTATAAAATAATGGGCAGTCAAACTGATTATTTTGAACGCATTGGTTACAAGCCAACTTGGCATATCGGTGACAGGGTCATAGGTAAATGGAATAAAATTCCTTTTGTTGGTACTGTGGGCAATGATCGTTTAATCAATGAAATTACAGGACCAGAAATTACTATTCATTTAGATTTGCCTTTGAAATATAAAGACAAATATCACTCTTTCATCATTGTTAAACACAAAGACATTAAAGCATACACATGAAACTAATATACGATGAGTTTGACAATGAATGGCTTTGGGTCGATAACTATGATGAAAATATCGAACTTAGTCCAAAGTTCGATGAAGAAGAATTTGCACTGGCTTGGCGAGAAAAAGTGTCTAAAGAACTTGACAAAGATCTAGGTAAGTTGTATAATGGCGATAATGTTGTATTACCCCGTAGTCGAGAACATGCAGAAGCCATGTTAAGGGTAGCAACTTTTTACCTAAGCCAAAATCCATGAACCAAAAAATTGAATCATTATGGGCACAGTCTGCCCAACGCACAGACATAATGAATGAACAACGTCATGAACAGTTTGCTAAACTAATCATCGACGAAATTGTAGAAATTATGGCAGATCCTAGAACTTATAATCGGTGTACGCACACTACCTTTGACTTAGACCGAGCACAATGTATTGTGTCAGACATTGTTAAAAAATTACACAAGGAGTTTCTATGACATATCACACCATTGACACTTATGTCAGTGTCGACATAGACTTGGCGGAATTTGACACCGACGACTTAATTGAAGAATTAGAAAGTCGCGGACAAATTGTTGGAGATAAAACTGACAACGCTGTTCTAGTTCGTTTAATCTACGAAAAACGCAGGCTTGGTCAAGACTATCAACAAGAACTAGATGAATTGATCTACGAAGTTACTGGGAGATTTGTATGACGAATTGGTTACGCAGAAAACTACATAACTTTCTATATCCAGAGGAACGGCTTGCTAGTGATAAAAGAACGATGAATAGTATTGCTATTAGTGGTCGTGGTAATCACCATAGTCAATCATTAGGTAGTGATAGCGACCCTTTGAGATTTACTGTTTACAATGCTTCAGGAGGAAAAATTGTTGAAATTAGTCACTACGATCAAAAACAAGATCGTCATCATACGAGCCTACATATTATTACAAGCGATGAGGATTTTGGAACGGAACTTGGAAAAATTGCGTTCATCGAATCTATTAAGAAGGGGTGATGGTGTGCTAACAGAAAAAGAAATCGGTCAAGTGCTTGCCGCACAGTTAATGAGCATGACAAGAAATAATGAACTTGGCTATGCAAGTACTGTTAGCGCACAATATTCTCACTTAAACGATCCTGGTAAAAAACTCATGGCAGAACTTGTTGACATGATGTTTATCAAAGCAGTTGAGTTGGATAAGCATCGTAAACAACAAGATGCTGAACAACTTATCATGGACAATCTAAAGAAATAAAATGTTTTTAACAAAAACAACATCAAAGATTAAAACCATTCGTCCCGGTGACGAAGATTTTATTATCACTGACGGACTCACATTAGCGGCAAGAGCTGGCTTTGAAGTTAGCAACGACTGTCCTTACGAGTATCGTTTAATAATTTCAAAGTGTATAGATCGTGGTTGGCTTTCGCCTATTGCTTATCAGCACTCACACGAAGAATTAATGGAGAAATTAACAAAATGACTAACCCTTTTAAAGATCAAGAACGATTTATGACTGCTTGTGATCAATCAGTTGACGGTTCAGACTACGATCAATTTAAGATGTACTTAAAACTTATCAAAGAAGAATTTGATGAGTTACAAGAAGCACACGGAATTGATCTAGAAACTGGAGAACAGGTCAAACCTTCTGATCCGGTTGAAACACTAGACGCACTATTAGACATTTTAGTTGTCACTATCGGAGCTATTCACTCGGCAGGTATGGATGGCGAAGGCGGTTGGAATGAAGTTATGCGAACCAACTTTGCTAAGATTGATCCTACTACCGGCAAAGTTCGTAAACGTGAAGATGGCAAAGTACTCAAGCCAGAAGGATGGACTCCTCCTGAACTTGCTAAGTTTGTAAAATAATTAGTAAGGCCAAGGTCCTTGTTGCTTTTTAAGCACTTGGCTAATATCGCCTGTTAAAGCATTTGCTTTAATAACGGCATTAGTAGCAAAACTTAGCCCTGGTAATGTAGTTCCTGTTTGTGTAAAGAAACTGTTACCAGCGGCAAATACTTGTTGCGGTGTAACTGCATTTCCAGTTTGTTTATTTAGTGTACCTTTAGAAACTGCTTCGCTGGCTTGTTTTAAGCCAGCGGCAATAATCTGTTCGTCGGGCACAATTTTGCCGTAATTATTGTTTGCAATTATTGCGGCTTCTTGAATTCTTCGAGGGCGATCACGTTCATCTGCGGCAATAAAACTTGCTACTCTATCCCACTCTCCATTTTTATACATACTAGTTAAGTCAATCTTTTCACCTTTGACATAGGCATAACTAGCGTCGCCAGTTTGATTTTGGAAACTCATTAAACCGTCGAATACATTTTGTGGAATTTTAGTAACTCCATTACCTGACAATAATTTCTTAAGACTTGTTTCGTTCTTTGTCAAATCTTTGTTAAACAATTCTGTGGCCTTGTCAGCAGTAACACCATTTGAGAAAATCTCGGTATTAGACGTTAAAGAGTTAAGATTGTCTAACACTTTAGTTCCTGCGTTTTCTTTCAATGACTTGTTTACATCACCATTTACTACCATATTTGATAATGATTGGCGCTCTGCTTCTGCATTCTGTGCATTTAATAGAGCAGTTTCATCTGACATTTGATCTTCTGTAGACGCGGGTATATCTTCAGATATAGTACTACCGAAGCCAGCACTTTGGCCAGCACCGTCGTCGAAGTTAACTGGAGAATATTGATTATTCTCTTTAATTTTTGATTGTGCATCATCACTAGTAGTTACATCATCTAATGCTATTTCTTCAGGTGCATTAGTATCTTCTGTTTTAGCAATTGGTGCGCCTTCTTCTTCGGGATCTGGCTGGCGTGGTGTTTGTTCAGGATCAGGATCTGCTTGCATTTGTTGATTACCTGGACCTACCGGACTAATGCTTCCGCTATGACCGTGCCATGGTTCGTGCTCTGGTACTGTAGTACATACACTTTCTGTTACACCTTGATTTACCGCTAAAGAATTTAATTCTAATGCCGCAGTTGTTTCGGCAGCAGGACCATTCATATGAATAACGCCCGCAGATTCGTAGTGTCCTTCAACGCTACTGATATGACTAGCACCGTTACTTGTTATTGTTGTATTTGTGCCTGCTAGTGTTTTTACATTTTCTGCGGCTTCAGCATGAATATCTGCGCCGGATTTAATATTAACATTTGCGCCTGCTTCAATATTAACATTTTTATCTGCATAAAGATTTAAGTTTTCCTGCGTTCTAATACTAATATCCTTACTACCATAAACGTGAACTCTACCATCGGCACTTAGTTCCATCCAACTTTCGCCAGCTTTACTGATTATATAAACATGCCCACTGGTATCATCTAATAATAGTTGAACGCCGCTGGTTGTGCGTAATCTGATTAATTTACTGTTACCATCTTTGTCACCATCATCCATGACAAATTGATGTTGTCCTGGAGTTAAGATACCAAGAACTTTACTGGGTGTTTCTCTTGTAACGCTACTAGAAGTTGTACCGCGTATCGGATCATCAGCAAGGCCCTGTTGTTTCAGCGCATCGCTCATAGGTTTATGTTCTACATATTTTTCTAAATCGGCGTCGGGATCTTTTTTGTTTTTAGGAGCCGCTGGTTTATTATCGCCGGTCCAAGTTTTCTTAGCAGGGATTCCAGGAATACTTACTTGAGTTCCACGCTGGAACAGACAAGCAAACCAGTAGCCTTTATCTAGTTTGCCGGCAGCAAAACATACTAAAACTCGTGTTTCTAAATCGGGAGGCACTGCCCAAAAGCCGTAACTTTTAATAGTATCTTCATATTCTTGTACATTAGTTCCTTGCTCATAGATACTAGTAGATCCGCCAAACGGACTGGCATAACTCACTGAAATCCATGTTGATTCGTTGTCGGGATCACCGCCAAATTCTTCAATCCATACTTGCAAACGACCCATGTTTTGACTGTCGTCATTTTTCTTTACAACACCTACATATACACCTTGACTGGTAGCAATACCTTTATTATTAGTATTACCTGAATAATTTTGTGGGACTTTTTTCTGTCCTAATGGACTCATTGGGCCTGCCATTTAGATGCCTCCCCTTTTTGCTTTTCTAGTAATATATTCACTGGGCGTGCCTTTCCAATCACTTGGTAATAATAATCTATCTTGTCCTTGCTGACCAAATGAAGGCACACCGGAACCAAAGTTATAATATTCTGTAGTTGCTTTCATACCATCATTAAATGAATTATATTTGTTATATGTTCCTGTTTTAACATCGTAGCCTAGACCTGCTGGATTATTTAATGCCGCTGGTCCTGGACGTTGTGTATTATTACGTTTCCAGTCTTCTAAGCCGCCGCTGCCACTTTTTTGCAGTGCTTCTCCAGTTAGTGCATCTGCAGGATAAGGTTTATAATTTTTAATGCCTGCTTCGTTATATGCTTCTGCGGTAAGTTTATTAGTATGCTCAAAATGCGCTTTTGTTTCTGCTATATATTGTTCTTTAGCCTGTGTATAAGCAGCTTCTTTATTTAAATTAGGATTATCTTCCATTAATTTTTTAGCGTTGGCCACAGGATCGTTTACAACAGGTGCAGGATTGTCTGCTAGTTTATTTCTATAGATATCTCTAGCATTTAACACAGGAGTAGACGCATTTGTATCTACATCACTTCGTTCGATACCTCTTGCACCCATTCCGTTATCACCGGTTAGATTGTCTAATTGCGCGGCGCCACTACGTTCTGCCTGTGCTTGTTTTCTTAATTCATTTACTCTGTCTGCTTCTCTTTCGGGATCATTGATAGCATTTTCCATGAACTGTTCAAAAGTTAAATTACCAAAAGAACCTCGAGGGAGGATATAACTAGGTATAGTTAAATCTTTTCGTGCTTTTAATTTCTGTGTCCATTTACCGTCTTTGAAAGAGTTAGTCACTGACCATACTTGATAGATACCTAAAATTTGATCTGTAGCGTTAAAGGCCATACTGTCATTATCACCCCAGTCTATAGTAGGTGCTTGGCTGTTAAAATAAAACAAGTTTGCGCCTTTATATTGTTGAGCATATCCATAGTCTCCCCATGCAACTGTTCTATCATTCCAGTCAGGATCTAAACTAGGTAAATTGTCTTCAATTAATTTTTTAATTTGTTCGTCATTACTACTTGCAAATTCAACTTTGTCTAAATTGTTTTTACCCAACAACATAACGTTAGGCATACCTAACCAATAAGGATCTGCAATAATTTCTAGCTCTAAGTCAACCAGGTCGCGCGGCGCAAGAAGAACTGTAAAGATCTTTTCCATTAACTTTTCATTTTCAGATTTAACAATATCAATATCTTCGCCAATTTGATCAGGTTCCATTCTAGGACGTAGACTAGAGTAGTTAATAGATAAAATCTCGTTATATATTTTCTTAAAGTCTATGTCTTCTGCAAACTTAGACACTAAAGCAGATAATAATTCTGTTCTATTATTAATTGCATTTGTGGGCTTGGTTGCTTTTTCTTTAGCACGAAGTTCGTTTTGTCTAGCTAGAATTTCTGTATTAAGAGTTTGAACATATTTTTCTAATGCTTCTTTTCTTTCTTTATCTGTGCCTTTTCTATTAATTTCTTTAGTCGCGGCTTGAGCACTATTTTGAAGTTCTTTAATTTCTTTTCTAGCAATACCATTTTTATCTGTTTGTACAAAAGGCGTTACTTCTTTTTTGTAGTTCTGTGGATTCATTTGACCCGGGCCTGTTTGGCCTCTATCAGTCCAAATAACAGGAAAACTAGGCAAAGCATAACTTTGATTAAATTGCAGATCTACTTTTAAAACATCTGTGTTCAAGCCAGTAAAGTTGTGATAATAAACTTTTCTTAACAATCCTTCTTGTATATAATATTTTAACTTGCTCAATACTTTAGATTTACTCGATTGTCTATTCAATACATCAAGTTCATCTGGGTACTGATACATATTAGGCTGATCTGCTAAGAATATTAAAAAAATATGTTTAACTGCATAACGACCACGTATATAATCAAAGTTTTTATTAACCGTATAAGTTTCAATTCTAAAGAACTGATATGGTTTGCCCATATTGTCTTCGATGATTTTTTTATTAGCTTCGCTGCTGCCGCTTGCGCCTGGTTTTTGTCCTTGTTGTTTTCCTGGCAATAAATCAGAAACTTCTTTAGTGCTCATTAAAACTCTATTGATCCAAGATACAATAGTTGTGCCTGGACGAGCAGTAATGTCCCACTTTTGTTTTCCAAATATGCCGCCACTAAACCAAGATTCTTTAATGCCAGGGTCTGCTTTACCTTTACTAGTAAATGTAAACTTTTCAATGTCTGGTTGTATTAAGAAGTGATATTCATCGTGAAACGGATCAGTTTCAGCAGGGTGAGCACCACCACCGTTGCCGCCTGTGCCTGCTTTTTGTCTCGACTCTGCGTATTTGAATTCTTTGTTTTCTAATTCAATACTAAGTTGTTCAAAGAATGTTTTTACATTTTCTGCTTTAATTTTTGTAGTATCTTTAATAGGTTGTACTAAGTCAGTTTGACTGTGGTGATTGCTGTGAATAAATTTTAAAACATACTCGCTGCCTTTTTCACTGACACTACTTTTAACATCTGTAGCAACTAACATAATAGGCCAAATATATTTCATTGGACTGTTTAGCCCTGTTTCACTGATATAATTTTCTGCAAGTATTTCTATTTCTAATAAGAATCTAGCATCTAAATGATTTTCACAACCTACAGTAAATGCTGCCGCTCGAATGTAATCAAAGAAAGTAAAGCCCATGGGTTCGAAGATTTTTAAGTCTCCGTAGCCATTATAAGCAAGACTAGTTTGGAAGTTAGGGCTAACTAAATTTTCCCAATTAATTTCTCCCATAACGAAACGCCCAGTGGCCGCAGTTTCTGCAATAACTACACCTTGTCTAGGATCTAGTTCATTAATGTTCTGAGGATTAACTATGGTTAATCTTGAGTAATATGTATCTGCCATTCTTATTAGCCGCCATCATTCAAAATATGTCTTGGATTAATTAATATACCAGTATCCGACCTCGAAGGTCTAGGTCTTGTATTGCTACCCGGACCTGTTTTTTTCTTTTCACGTTCACGTGCCGCTTGTAACTCTGGTAATGTTTTACCTGGCTGAGGAGCAGTATCGGGTTTTGTTGGTCTATTTTTTTCTGCTCTAGGAGACGAAGATAATAAATTACCCGAGTTCTTTTCAAAACTTGCAATATTAGTATCATCTCTAGGAGGAATAGGTACACCATTTTTTCTAACTTCATAATGCACATGTGGTTGTCCGTTTACACCAGTTGCACCACTGTAACCCATTAAGGATCCTGCTGGTATAGTTTGCCCGACTTTGTATCCGCCGGGATTGTTATCATCTAAATGTCCAAATATATATTCTTTACTAGGATCATTGGGATTTTTTACATACAATGCTTTGCCATAACCTAGATCTCCATTGTCTACTACTCTGGAAACTTTTAAGTCTTGATTAGCGTAAATTGGACTGCCAACAGGTGCTCGAAGATCGATGCCTTTATGATCATCACTGCACGTAGGGCAAGGCTTTTTACGTTTGCCAAATTCTGATGTAACGTCTGCCATTAGTTAACTCCTGCGAGTTTTTCTAACAATGCAGAATCCTTAGGAACTAATACTGTTAGGCCTGCTGTGAAATCCCAGATGGGATCTTTGATCAAGTCTGCATTGGCTAATGCAATTAACCACCAGTATCTACTAGAACCATATTGTTGATAACTAAACAAATCAATTCTATGTTCACATTCAGGAGGAACTACTACCATGTTACCTGTGCTTGTAGACAGTATAGGAAGTTTAGCAACGTCTAAATAAAAACTTCTATAACGACTGTCACGTAGATAACTTTTTACGTCATACATTGTACCAGAAAAATTTGCTACGGCCATAATTAAATGTATCCTTTACTGTTTAATTTTCCAGCGGCAAAATCTTGCAAGTTAAATTTATTCACTGTTGTATACAGGTTTTGTTGCACCAATAAACCTATGCTAATTGTAAAAAAGACAGGAAGGTAAATTTCTTTTGGTCGAGTGCTTGTAATAATCATTTCGGGAGTATCTACTCTTCTAGGATCAGTAGATGCAAAACCCGGAGTACTTTGTCCCGAACCTGCGCCGTTTGGATTAGTAGTAGCAATTTCTGGACGTCTAACTGTTTCTATATCTTTGTATAAGTCGCTGTCAGGGTCGACTTTGCCTTTAACATAATCAATGTCTTCGGGAAATGTCATATTAAACTTACTAATAACAACTGGTATATTATCAAATACTTGATTACCGTATGCAAAGAAACGTAAAATTCTTGGAGGTAAGCCTCGGTCCGGATCTGTTCTACCATAGTTCATTTTAGTATATGTTCGCAGAAATCTAAGAGCATACGCACTTAAATTAAAATGTTCACTAGTATGAGCACTAAACTTACAAGTTAAATTGATACTGGGATTTTCAGTTCTTCCGTAACCATAGGTTTGATAGTTAGTATGCGTCATAGCATAACTATCATATTTGACTTCTTGTCCGTATTCAATCTGAGGCGTATATGGAAAATCTAGTTTTTTTAGATTTCCAATTGGGTTTCTTGGTTGTAAATATACTGTACTCATAACTATATTTATGGTGAAATAATGTATAGTTTTAATGAAAAGACTTGACATCAGTAATAAAAAGGTGTTATTATTATGACTATGGCAACATCACAAGCAAACCCCTTAGCAAAACAGTATCTTACTAATAAAGAACTGTTAAAAGAAATACATTTAAGTAAAAATCGGTACAGCAGTTATTCTAAACCGGAATACTGCGACTATGATTTAATCCTAACGGATATATCAAAGATTAATATTAGAACTATTGCAGAAGCAAAAAGAACTAGAGCACTACGTTTTAGTCATATAGCTTTGGCAGAAGCTCAAAAAATTAATCCAAAAACTAAACTAGCAGAAGTCGAAATTGATTATAAAAAAATCGCAAAGACTGATGTTATTTTTAGGATTATGACACATGATCACATCCCGTTAGAACCCGGACGCAAAAAGACTCCTAAGAATCGAGGCGATCACCATACCAAGTGTAACTTTCCTCCTTATCAACATTTTAAGTTTGAAGAAGTCGACGGAGAAGAAAAGTTAATCTGCGTGGGTAAAAGTCATTGGCGGGGCGACGTAGAAACCGGAGAGTTCAGTCTAGAAGGATCAATGACTAATAAACTTGCTAAGAGCTTTATGCTACTCTGCGAACGTTACAGTATGCGCTTTAACTGGCGTGGTTACACTTACGTA